CTGGATAATAAAGCCCAAATATTCTTAGATGATTGAGACTCCAAACGATCATTCTTTCGAAAATATTTCACCAAAGCTGTGATCACAACAGCACTGAGAGTGCATGATCCGAAAATCATGACTGCATCGCGGGCTCGTTGCGTCCGCTGAGGTATGCGCAATCCCAGACGTGTTTCTGCAACGCGGATGTGATCTCTAAAAGTGTAATCCTGAAGAATAGTCTTCATGTATGTTTCTATAGGCAAATAATCAATAGCAAAATGTAGGAACTTATTCTTCATTCTTTCTGAAAAAGTCTTTTTCCTGACAAAAGGATTAGTCCAAGCTTGTGGTTCTAAAGTACACTGTTTGCATATGAAGTGTGATAATACACCATGCTCACACATGCAAATAGAAGGGTCAACTTTGTTACTCTCCAGCATAACAGTACTGGCTTGTTCATGTTTGACAGCTTCAGCAACCAAGAAAGCAGAAAGATCTGCCCCAGTCATAAGATCACTACCGTCACTTCCTTGAACGATGTGACGGGTCGTGATAACCTTCTCACAACCAAGTTCTCCTCGAATAGTTAATTTTACTGTTTCAACCCGAAAGTCCCATGCATCGTGCACAACTCTATCCAGTTTCTTCATCATACCAGTATTGGCGTCCAAAAATTCAGCTTTCAAGATAGGTTGCACTACAATGGGAAAACGTCTTAAGACAGCAGAAGATTCTGCTACAGCATGATGCGCATTGAGATCTTTAGTATTAGTAGTAGCAAGAACTAATTTTGGAATTAATGGAATAACCCCCTTATCAGGTAGATCAGCTTGATTAGTTGCTATACCAATGGTATTACAAATGTCAATGATCTCATTGATAGAGGTCATCTTTCCTGCTGCTACGTGGTTAACGTGCTCACGCCCAATATCATCCAATAAGACACACCATTGAACGGCACCTTTATACCCACTCCAAAAATCATCTTTAACATTAAAAGTATACATATTAACAGCAGGATCCCACCTCAATTCAGGATAGATCCCTTTCATTACCATTGCTCGCTGATATATGGTAGCTATAGTTTGCACAACAGCAGACTTACCAATGCCTGGCGTACCATAAACTAAAACTGAAAAAGGGGGTTTACGAGAACTGGCAATATTATATTCTTG